CTGGTCGGCAGGTGCGGGCTGCCATCCATGACGATGTTGCGCTGCCAGCCTTGGCCCTGATAAGTGTCATAGAACATCGTGATGCCGCCTGGCGTCTCCACGATCCGGAGGAAATTGTTGCCGTACGAGGATCCAAATTCGGGCAGTCCGCTCGTCAAGCAGCGCTCCGCCAATGCGCCGTCCTCCGGACCATCGTGGCGATTGATTGACCCCACGTTAGCCGCGTTGTAGCGAGGAGGAAGGTCTGCGCGTCGCGGCGACGGCATCGGATTGTACGTTCCCCCGTTACAGGTCATATATTTGATCTTGCACGTTTCGGTCGCTTGCATCAGCGCGAGGCGAAATTCCCGGTCCATCGCGTTGATCTTCTGAGCCTCCAGCGTCCTCGGGGGAATCCGGCCATTGGGCGGATCGACAATCATCGAGGTGCGCGCGCCTGTGCGCCTGTGGGACTTGAACACGTCGTTGTAGGAGCCGGAAACGTCGAACTCGGTCCCGCGCTCCGCGCGCCTGTCCTTGCCGGGCAGCGCCGCCCGCGCTTTATCCAATTCGGCTTGCTGCGTCGCGGTGAAAAATTCTTGGTTGGCATACTTGGCGGGCCGCTCTAACGGCGTCTCGGTTTCGTCGGTCCAAATGCCTTGGAGGTCGGGCTCGCCCCAAGGCGTTCTCAGTGCTGAGGCTGACGCTATGGCAAAAGCCTCTGGAGCTTGAGCGCGCGCCGGCATAATGCACACTGAAATCACGGCGCTGACGCCCGCCATAGCAACAGCACCCGCTATTATTGAGCCTGAAAAGTATGTGCGCATGTTGGTCTCCTCCCGAATGTCTCGAATTACCTTGTGCGCCTGTAGGCTGCTGAATAAGCGTCGTTATTTTGAAGAAGGCTCGCCTGCCATAGGCCCCGAGCCTTTTAAATTTCACAGGACTTCGGCGCGTCCCGCTGGCAGCTCAGAATGGAACCCTACCATAATTTGCAAATAGTGGAGAGAATGCCCGCTTATGGCCCGTTGCAGATGCCAGCGTCGCCGGCACCAGCGTCCGCAATTGGACCAAGTTCGGCCGCCAATCGCAAGCCCGGTTGACAGTGGTCGGCGGTGCAACCGTCGCCCCCCGTTCGGCGACCGCTTCCGAGGAAAGCTGCCGTCGCCGCAGACATGGTTCGTCTTCCGCCCGTGACCCATCTCCGACATTCGTCAGGGAACGAGTTGCACTGGTCAAGGCTACAACTCGTTAGTCCTCGCAACGATTCGACCGGGTGATCACTTAGCGGGCAGACGCAGGCTTGCAAGATCAGTCCCGAGAACGATGTCTCCTGTGAAGCCGCCGTCGCGAGCCGCTCGAACGTAATCGTCCTCGGTCAGCGGCCTGCCTGGAACCTTGAATCTGCGGCTCGTCCTTAGGCTCGAAGGTGATCGTATTGACCAATTCTGCGGGGCCGCCGGCGGTACGACTCGCTAACTCGGAATGGCGCTGGCCTATCTCGCCGGATTGGATGAATGCATCAGCAATGTGTGTGACAAACTTCCTGCAGCTAATGGTGAAGCCCTGCGGCGAAACGATATCGGAGCTGCAGACCGCGTCGATCTTCGGCCCGGTGCCATGGAAAGACCAACGCAGTTGGACAAGGTCCGCAAAGCCCTCCGTGTGATCGTTATGCATGTGGGTGAAGAAGACCGCGTTGAGCTGCTCAGGCCCCACCCCGAGCTGCGATAGCCGCATCGTGGTCCCGCGGCCTGCATCGAACTGCAACTTCACTGCTCCGCACTTATTGCTATCGTCGCCGTAACGCACTAACGTTCCCGCGCCAGCCAGACCATTGAAGGACTGCGGGCCGCCTTGGGTGCCAGTCAGTCGGTTCCTAACAGCGTGCTTCGCGTCCTCTCCGACGTGATGGGCGCGTTGTGTCATTTGACGCTGCAATATCAGGATTGGCTCGCGCTTCAATTGATGCCGGACACCGCCGAGACCGAGGGGCTCGATCGCCACGCGAAAATGTGGCTCGTGAATGCGGACGGCTCGACCGGACGCAAGCTTGCGACGCCGGCGCAAGGGACGGTCGATTTTTTCGGCTCTGTGGATTTCGTCATCGTGCCGGCGTTCACCGTGCTGAATTACGGCGGCGTTGCTTCATACGAGACGACGGAGGACATCACGACGGGGGTCGCCGGGGAGGCCTCGCCGGCGCAGGTAATTGCCCTCACGCCTGGCGCGGTCGGCAATCTCGACCAGGGGATAGGCCTTAGTCTGGCCGCGCCGATCACCAGCATTACCGGCGCAACGGTCGACACGCTTGCGGGGGGAACGGATACCGAGACCGACGACGAGCTCCGAGCGCGTTTGCTGGCGCGCATTCGTCAGCCGCCCATGGGGGGCGACGAAAGCGACTGGGTTCAATGGACGCTGTCCTATCCTGGCGTGACGCGCGCGTGGTGTACGAACGAGATGGGGATTGGAACCGTCTCGGTCAGGTTCATGATGGACGATCTACGATCCGCCTATAACGGCTTTCCGTTGCCGGACGATGTCGACGCAGTGGCAGCTTATCTGGACACGGTTCGGCCGGTGGCGGTGAAAGACCTTTTTGTGTCGGCGCCGATTCCTTATCCGATCAATTTGCGCTTGTCGTATATCGATCCCGAGACCGCTGCGACGCGCGGCGCCATCACGCAAAGTTTGTTGCATGAGTTTTTGATCCGGTCGCAGCCGGGACAAACCTGGTATCGCGCATGGTCGGACGAGGGCGTCATGGGAGCCGCCGGCGTCAACACCTATGACCTCGTTGCGAACGACGTGATGATGCCGAGCCCCGGATACATGGCAGTGCTGGGCGACGTGACTTACGGATAACAATGTGGCCGACAGACATATCCGGCGATCGGGCAGCGACTACGCACAAGCGTTCCTCGACCTCTTGCCGCACGGGCAAGCGTGGACGCGCGACCTTGGCTCAATTCTCGTTCAGGCATGCACCGGCCTCGCCAACTATTGGGGGTATGTCGACGGCCGCGCCGCGGATTTGTTGGAGACGGAATGCGATCCGAAACGGACGATCGAGCTCCTGCCCGATTGGGAACGAAATTGGGGACTGCCAGATCCGTGCATAAGCGATCCGCCGACAGCGCTCGCCGAACGGCGCGCGTTGCTCGTCGCCAAGATGACGCTGCTCGGCGCACAATCGCGGGCCTTCTTTTATGGAGTCGCGGAAGACCTCGGATATAATATCCAGATTACAGAATATGCGCCGTACATGACGGGCGTCTCACGTTGCGGCGATACGCGAGGCCAATTTAATCCCGGCGATCCTGATCATTATCACTGGATGCTCGGGCCACCGCAAAATCGTTATTATTGGACGATCCATGTTTCCACTAAAAAGGTATCGTATTTTCATTGTAATTCGTCGCAATGCGGTATCGATCGGCTCATGGCGTTCGAGGTGGCAAGCGATCTCGAATGCATATTTGACCGCTGGAAGCCGGCGCACACGCAGATAGTTTACGACTACTCTCCCATGGAGAGCCTCGATTTCACGCAGCCGTTTGACACTCAATACCTGGCGCTGGGAATCATGTAGATGCCCGACAACAAGCAAATCAAGGACGGGCTCGGCAACGTCTTCACGCTGCGCATGCGTGACATATCGCAGCTCAGCGATGGCAGCGTGATGCAGTCAATAACCCATTCGTCGCTCTATCCGTTGGATTACGGCGGCGGCGGGATATTCCAGCACGTTGCGAAGTCTGGCGTTATGGCCGCCATGGTGCCTCCTGCTTCATCAATCTATGCGTTCCGCTGGCCGTCTGCGGGAATGCTCGCGCTGATCTGGCGCATGCGGATGATGGCGTGGACCGTCACGGCATTTTCCGGCGGCCTCGCGACATTCGATCTGTTTGTGGCGCGATCGTTCACTGCCGGCCCGACCGGGGGCATTCTCGCTGATTTGAGCGGCGAGAATAATCAGCTCCGCACGAGCATGGCCGCGTCGTCTGCGTCGATCATGTACTCCAACACTGGCGCTCTCACGCCTGGCATTCGAACGCTTGACGCTGCTCCGATGGAGAGCTTCACGGCGCTCGCGCCGATGACTGACGACACGTTGTTTCCGCAAGAGCCGATCATCCTGTTCGAAAAAGAGAAAGGCGATCATCCTCTTCTTCTGGCTCAGAATGAGGGCTTTGTTATTCAAGCAAGCGTGCCGCAGAGCAACAGCACATGGCAGTTCGCCGTGACGCTCGAGTGGAACGAAGTGCAGCAATTCTAGGAGCAGGCCTTGCAATATAATCAGCCGCTCGATCAGCCCGGCAATCCCAACGCGCCCTATGTTGACGGCAATCCCGACGCCGGCATTCAAGGATCGATCGTGCCGGCGGCCTCGGTCGAGTTCGATCAGCGCGAGGTCGTCGAGGTCATCACGCGCGCGAATGTGCGCGGCTATAAGGACTATTCCGGTACGCCGTGCGCTATTCCGCAGAACGCGGACCTCACCCAGCTCCGCAAGGCTATTGAGGGATTCATCGGCGATATTAACCCCTATATCATCGATACCGAGGTCACTTATACGGTCCACGGTCCGGGGGCGTTCTTTACCGATTTGAATGCCGCTTTCGCGTATCTCGGACGCTACAAGATCACGCAGAACGGCCATGTCATTTTGAAGCTAGCCGGATCGACGAGCGGCGTCGCCCAAAAGTTCACTTACACGAAAAGCATCGTTGCGAATCATCCTAACAACGATCGGATTTCGATTGTGGGCGCAACGATGTTGAAGCCGTTGCCGCTAAGTGATGCAGGTTATGCTTCAAATGGCCCATCGGCTGCATCTCGGGCGAATGATCTGGTGACCAATCTCGCAATTCTGCGGAGTTGTTTTGCGACCGAATTATTTTTTCAAAACCTTCAGCCGCTCACTTCCGGTAACATGTTTAGCTGTGGGATTTACATTGACGGCGTCATGCTCATGCACCTGGATGCGATCCTGTTCACAAGTGACGGATCGTCAAATTACATGGGCATGGTGACGACGTGTAATGGATACTGCAACGGTACGCTTGTCGGAGGCGTGCCGACCATTTCTGGGATCGCGTTCGCGCAATGGGGGTCGATGGGGATTTATTTCGACGGCGGATCATCCATCGTGATGCAGGGCGCCGGATTTGCGCAAAATCTCTGGACGCCGATCATAGTCTGCGGCTGCAACAGCAATGGGATCGGGTTCGGCAACGGTAGTTTCTTTACGACGTTTGGCAATGTCATTACTCTCGGAAACAATGGCGACGGCATGACCGTGTGGCCTGGTTGCGGTGCTCAGTTTGATGGCGGGATATTCTGTTGCTCAAATGCGCAGAACGGACTCGGTCTCTATCTAGCGCAGCAATTTTACTGCAATGGGCCCTTAGCCGGGGGCTCTGCTTATGGTCCTTCGCATTTTTATAAGAACGGACAATGGGGAGTTAATCAATGGATGAACAACGCCGCGATCAACATCGATTGCGGGGCAGGCGCAAATATAAATGGGTCAGGCAGCGTGCTTTGCAACGGCGGCAGTTCCATGTCGTGCAATGACGGCAATGTATCCGGGCGCTGTTCTCCGCCGTGGAACGTTATTGGAAACGGAAATTCGCTTATAACCTAACGAGGTAAAGCGACATGCAATTACTCTACTGTTCGAGCGGCGGCGCCGTCATTGGGTGGCACGACAGCACGCAGAACGTCGCGGCATCGAGCTATGGCGATGCTATTCGTGTTATTCCATATGATCAGGATATTCGAACATTATCTAAATTAGGACCGGCGCCGCCGAACGGCGTTTTTGACGCTCGCCCATATGCTCAACCGGCGGAAACGTTGGATATATTGAAAGCCTTTTCGGCACAACAGCGATGGGAAGCTGTCACGGCCGGAATCGCATTCACGGCGGCGAGCGGGAGCATTCCAACAAATTCCGACCGCGTCAGCCAAACGCTCGTAAGCAGCCTCGCGCAGTATGCGGCCACGTTGGCGCCGACCGCTCTGATCGACTTCACTCAAGATGGCGTCGCCTATCAGATCACGGCGCAAGAGGCGATCGACATGAACACGCAGATGTCGGCGCTCGCGCAGCAATGCCGGACGATCGAGGCGCAGTGCCTCGCCGATCTCAATTCAACAACGCCCACAATTCAGACTTACGCGGACGTTGAGGCTAAGTTTTCCGGCGTCATGACTCTCAAGAAGAAGAAATAGAGCATGGCCGGCCCGACCTATTACGAGGCGATCGTCAACATCGCCAAGAACGATGATTGGATCGTGCCGTTTCAGTATGGATATTTCGATGTTGACGGCGTGACGGTTTTGCCGATCGACCTCACGGGATCACTGCTCAAGATGGAAATACGGCTGCGCGACACCGACCACGAGGCGCTCGTGTCGGTGTTCTCGCCTGATCACGGCATTGCGTTCGATGGCGGCGATCCGACCAATGGCCGTTTTATAATTACGATCGATCGCGCACATCTCATGCGGCTCGCGGAAGGGCAGTATGTGACTGACCTCGTTCGGCTCATGGTGAACGGTTATCAGGAACTCATTTTCGAGGGGCCCGCGAACGTGGTCGAGGGCACGACGCGATGACGCAACAGCTTTATCTCGGCAATGGCGTCAACCGGCTTCAGCTCAGGCCGAATGCGACGCCTGTCCCGGGCGGCCCGTCGCTGATTGTCCCGCAGGTTGGTCCGGCAGGACCGCCCGGGCCGGCGGGACCGGTTGGACCGCCAGGGCCGCAAGGCCCCGCGGGACCGGCCGGCGCGCAAGGCGTCATGGGGCCGGTCGGCTCACAAGGACCGCAGGGCATCCAAGGCCCGATCGGGCCAGGCTATGCAGCGACTAGCACGAGCGCGGTCACAGTCGGCCTTGGCTCGCAGACTTTCAGTACGCAAGCGGGCTTGGCCTACACGGTCGGCGTGCGCTGTCGCGCGGCGTCGAACGCCAATCCCAACACGTACATGGAGGGCTGGATCACGAGCTACGTCGGCAATTCGCTGACGATGAACGTGGACCTCCTGAATGGCAGCGGCTCGCACAACGATTGGAATATCAACGTCAGCGGCGCGCCTGGTTTGGGATATGCCGGAACCAGCACATCGGCGGCTTCGATCGTCACTGGCCCGGTGACGATAACGACGCAGCCGGGGCTCGCCTATTCGGCCGGCGCGCGGGTTAGGCTCTCGGCGCAGGCCGACCCGACGAACTGGATCGAGGGCCTTTGCACGGCCTATTCGAGCCTCACGGATGCGATGACCGTCAACGTCGATCTGACGGGCGGCACGGGGGCGTTCCTGGCCTGGAATATCAACATCGCCGGACAGCAGGGCATTCCGCCAACGATCATTGACGGAGGCACGTTTTGACGACGCAGACTATCCGCATCAAGCGGCGCAACGTCGGTGCGATCGGACCGCCCCCGAACCTGGCCGCGTCCGAGCTGGCGTTCAACGAGGCCGACAACACGCTGTATTATGGCGCCGGAAACAATGCCGGGCAGGCGACCTCGATCCTGGCAATCGGCGGCGTGGGCTCGTCGCAGATCACGATTGCGGACACGGCACCGGCAAATCCGCGATCGGGAAATCTATGGTGGGATTCCGTCAATGCGCTGCTGTATCTCTGGTATGATGACGGCAATTCCCAACAATGGGTGAATGTCAACAATACCGGTGGCATCGTCGGCATTCCCGACGCGCCGAGCGACGCGCGATGGTACGCGAGGCGCAATGTCGGTTGGACGCCGGTGCCGCTCACCGACGTTGGTCGAAACAAGATCCACAACGGATTATTTTGGATACAACACCGCGGTACTGGGCCGTGGACTGTCGTCAATACTTATACGGCTGACAGATGGAAAATTTATTTAAGTTCGGATACTCTTTCTGTCTCCATCGTCGCATTGAGTGACGCTGATCGCTCGGCGATAGGAGACGAAGAAGCGCAATACGCCTTGCAGAGCACGTTCACCGGAACGAGCACGTCCGCCGCCTGCAGCGTCGTGTTCCAGCCGATAGAAGGGCTCAGGCGATTGAGCGGCAAAACGCTCACTCTGTCGTTTTGGGCGAAGGCGACGGTCGGGTTGCCGAAGATCGGTCTCGGCTGCAATCAAAGCATGGGTTCTGGTGGAACTCCGTCTGCAAATGTTCCGACCAATATTGGTGTAACGGCGCCTCTGACGACGACGTGGACGAGATACTCGTTCACGTTCACGATGCCGTCCACGGCTGGGAAAGTATTGGGCACCAACAACAACGATTGCACGAACATAGAGTTTTGGTTGTCAGCTTCGTTGACTGGCAACGACGTTCGTCCAGGCGGCATTGGACCTCAGTCCGGCACCGTGCAAATGTGGGGCGTGCAGCTCGAGGTCGGATCGGTGGCGACTCCGCTGGAGAAGTTCGACGCTCAGATGGAGTTGGGGAGATGTCAGAGGTTCTATCAGTGGGGGAACGTAGCTAATTATGGATATGTAGGAAGTGCGGGAGCATGGCTCTTGAATTGGGCGCCTTTCCCAACAGGGATGCGGGCCACTCCAGCGATCGCATTTCAAAACGTGAACGTGACTAATGGTGGCGCGCTCAGTTATTCTTCCGTGCAATGGAACGGTTTCAATGTTTACGTGGCGGCGACCGCCGCAGCTAACACGACGTTTTCTGCCAATTACACGGCTTCGGCGGATTTCGGACCATGGCAATCGACTTTCCTAATTCACCGATCGTCGGCCAGCTTTTCTCGGCGCCGAGCGGTGTATTCGCGTGGGACGGCGTCAAGTGGAAGCCGGCCGGTGGAGCGAGCGCGACCGTGTACATCGGCGACACGCCGCCGAGCGCGCCGTATGTCGGTCAACTCTGGTGGGACAGCGTCGGCGCGCTGCTCTATTGCTGGTTCAATGATGGCAATTCGAGCCAATGGGTCAACGTAAATAACGCCAACAATAATTGGCTGAGCAATCCGACCGACGTGGGGCGCAATAAGCTCCACAATCCAATGTTTACGATCAATCAGCGCGGCGCGGGGCCATGGGCGGCGGCGGGCGCCCCGAATTACACATCGGACCGCTGGCTTGGTTACAGTCTATCGGACACGGCAAGTTTCAGTATTGTTACCGCAGCGGACGCCGACCGTGCGCAGGTGGGCGACGAGGCGATATTTCAAAATATTCAAAACAGTTTCACCGGAGCCAATGTCGCCGGTGCGTACAACGTGATTATGCAGCGGATCGAGGGGGTGCGTCGCCTCAGCGGGAAGACATTCACAATATCATTTTGGGCAAAGGCTGCGTCGGGAACGCCGAAGCTTGCCGTCACGTATTCGCAATTCTTCGGCACCGGCGGTTCGCCGTCTCCCACGATCTTGGCGCTGGCCGGCGTGGCGACGCTCTCGACGGTGTGGACGAGATATTCGTTCACGTTCACGCTGCCGTCCATCGCCGGGAAAACTTTCGGATCGACTGCCGATACCGACTATACCACGGTCAGTTTTTGGTATTCGGATCACGACAATCAATCCGGCGGCGGCATCGGCGTCCAATCTGGCACGATCCAGATATGGGGCGTGCAGATGGAGGTAGGGTCGCGCGCGACGCAATTGGAAAAGCCGGATGTTAAGGCACTGTTGGCGACTTGCCAGAGGTTCTATCAAGCCAACATGAATTATCCCATATGGTGTGGCAACACCACTTCAGGCTCCATATATTACTATACAGTCAATTTTTTGGTGGCGATGAGGGCTGTTCCAACAGTGACGACCAACGACATCAATAATTCAGGTTTCCCGGCTGGCCCTCCCACTATTGGAAGCCCCGCGATGTCAGGGTTCAATGCTTACAAGACATCTAATGGAACCGGGTCGGCATCGTTCTTTCAATTCGGCTGGACGGCATCCGCGGACCTCTGACCATGATCGACTTCCCGAATAATCCCGTCCTCAACCAGACGTTTTCGAGCCCGAACGGCGTGTTCGCCTGGGACGGAACGAAATGGGTGCCGCAGCCGGTGTCGCAGCCGGACGCTCCCATCGATGGGAAGATGTACGGTCGGGTGAACTGGTCTTGGGGCAGGGCTGTCAATAACGCGGGCGATACTCTGACTGGCAATCTTGTATTCTCGCCTCCGTCCGGTAACTCGTCCTATTTAGGATTGAACAAGCCCGCGTCTGGAATGGGGAATTATTTAATCGGTAACACAAATGGACTCGGCCGATGGTGGATAACTTTCGGCGACACAGTGGCCGAGAGCGGCAGCAACGCCGGAAGTAATTTTCAGATCGCGAACTACAACGATTCAGGCTCTGCGATCGGTACGCCGCTATTCATTAATCGGGCGAGCGGCATCTCGACTTTCCCAGGCATGTTTGTCGGAGCAAATCCAGCGCCGACATCGGTAGCGGATTCGATCGGACAACATTTGGTATTCAATCCATTCTCTGGATCAGCGCTGAATTTCAACGCATATTCCAACGGAAGTACGAATAAATATGTCAGCACAGATTATGCCGGTCTTTTGACTGGTAACTCCGATGGGACGTGGCGCTTTCAAATGGCGCCGAGTGGCGCTGCCGGTTCGAGCGTAGCGTTTTCTGACTACATTATATTAAATCAGCCGCAGGGCACCGTTACCCTTACGTCGCCCGGTGGTGCCACAATTATGAGGCCAGGACAGAATTGCATTCTCAATTTCAACAAAAGTTCGGCCACAATGGCCAATATTATTTATGGTAACAATGGAACCGCAAATCGCTGGCTCATCATTCCGGGAACTGGAGAAAATGAGACAGGTGGAAACGCGGGGTCTAATTTTTGTCTATGGCGTTGCAACGACAGCGGCGGTCTGGTCGACCAACCTCTTACCATTAACCGTGCCAATGCACAGTTTGTAATTAGCGGGGCGCCGTATTGTCCCGGCGGCGGTTCGTGGGGCAATAGTTCAGACAGTCGCATCAAGAACGTTGTAGGAGCATATTCTTCCGGGCTCGATCAAGTGTCCCAGCTAGAGCCGAAGCTGTATACCTACAAGGGCAATGACACAACGGGTGCGCCGACAGCCGAAGACAACGTCGTGCCATACCATGCGAGCATGCATTACGCAGCCGCAAGCGAAGGCAAGCAGTTCATTGGTTTGATCGCGCAGGACGTCGAGGGCATAATGCCGGAGCTCGTCGTCACGCGCGCCGGCTACATCGACGGGCAGCCGGTGGACGACGTCCGCGACCTGAACCAAGGGCCGCTGGTCTTCGCGCTCGTGAACGCGGTCAAGGAGCTGGCGGCGCGGCTCGAGGCTGTCGAGGCCAAGCTGCAAACCTAGCTCGAAGAGTCCCTCCCTGTGACTCGGGCCGCCCGCGGAAGGACGGCCTTTTTGTTTTTGGCGCAGGTACGGACAGCTCCCGATCGAACCCGAGTGATTTCTTGCATCCAATCAGCGCCGGAAGGCTGCGCTGCACGCTCGACCGGCTGGGGGGCACGATCGCGGACGTCACCCTATTCCGACTAACCGGCCAAAGATGGTCGGTAATTGGGCGCGGACAGGTCTGCCGTTAACTGCTCATTTCCGCTCCAGGAAGTCGCGGACGGCTTTGACCGTCGCCACCGGCTGCTCTTCCATGATCCAGTGGCCGGAATTGGCGATGCCCCCGCCTTCGACATTGCCGGCGACGAGACGCATGATTTCGGCTTGTTGCATGCCGAATGAATGATCGCCTCCGAGCGCAAGCACCGGCATTGGCAGCTTGCCCTTCGCCATGAAAGCCTTGTTATCGAAGCAGGTGCAGCAAATCTGCCTTCCCATTCCGTTGCCTCGTGGGCGCAGGCAATTCCGGACTCATGCATTAGCCGGTAGCGGCGACGGCTAAGCGTGTCGCCTTGACGAACGAGTTGACGAGCGTCGGCCGCGGGCGGTTAGCCGGAAAGAAGAAGCCGAGGGAAAGCTTGAGTGCCGGTCGGATTGCTACCGCAACAATGTCAAGGTGCGACGCGGCCGAGAACGTGAACGGATCGACCAACTCCAACAAATCGAAGGCGTAGAGCACGGCGACGTCACCGCTCCCCCGGCGGCGCAGCGCGTCGAAATCGGTGAGCCCGTTCGGCCCGACCACGACC